TTATTAGAAGATTTTACTGCTTCATCAGGAGTTTTGAATCTCCAATGATCACAAATAGTGTTAGTATAAGGGCGAACCAATAGAACTCCTTGTTCTCCCCTTCCAATACGATAAAGTTTGCGATTTCTCTCATCTTTAAAGTCAATGTTTTTGTAATCAAGTTCATAATCAAATTCTTTCATAACATTTAGATTTAGTGTTTGTAGATGATAACCATTTACTTAAATATTCTACTGCACTTTTTGGTTCACATTGTTCACCACAAGTAAAAATGTCACACATTGCAACACCCTTTTCTGGCCATGTATGAATACTTAAATGACTCTCTGCTAATAAAGCAAATCCAGTCACACCCTGTGGTAAAAACTTTTGAGTTTCTATCTTAAGAACTTTTGAATGTGATGCTTCTGATGCATGAAATAAACAGAACTTAATATGTTCTTCGTCATTCAAAGTGGGGAAAGGACAACCTTCTAATTCAAATAGAATGTGCTTCATAACCAATTCGGTTTTTTGGATGGGTCACGAAGATAATTAGATGCAGCCCAAGGTTTGCTGCTAATGTAATTCTTGTAAGCAGTAAGAGTGTCAAGGCTTGTGTCATATTTAAATACATCTGGTCCTGCAAATGCGAATGGTGTTGCTTCTTTGTGGCATAGTAATGTTCTTCCTGTCTTTTCTTCAAACACTTTCTCTGCTGCATTCATAGCAGTCTGACAAGAATGTATCTTTCCATATCTATGGGTATACTCTTCAAGTAATCCAAAACCATGTTGAATTAACCAAGCAGTATTGGCAATACTTTCTGCCGCCCAAATAGTACAAGGGTGTCCCCGAAAGGCACCCTTCTCTGTGTTGTATGGAGTTCCATCTTTCTTAGGTAATAAGTCATTACCCCAGTTGTAATACCACTTAGAATAAACTACCGCCAACATTTGACAAGTTTCTAATGGCATCTTGACCACATGTTTATCAGGCAAAACTTCTGCCGACTTAACAGGGTCAGGATCTGTCACAAAAATGTTCATAATAAAAATATCTTACTTTTATTATAACACAATTTTATTTTTTATCAATATTCTTTATAATTTCTTTTTGTTCTTTTGCATATTCTTCTCTACCATCTTTAGTAAAGACCTTCTTCTCATAATCAAAGTAAGGATGAGGTTGTGCATTTTCAAAAGGTTTCTTGGATGTATTTGCCAATACAATAAATTTGTCCTTTGCAAAAGTTCCTGCAATCTGCACCTCTATGTCATCACCATCTTTCCAGTTTATTTCACCTTTCAAGTTAGTATGAAGCATAGCTTCTTGTATCTGGTCAATAAGTTCTTGTGTGAGTTTCATTCTTCTATTTCAAAAAACCATTTTATATGTTTTATATAATCAAATGTGCTACCTATATCCTTATCACAATTAGTATCATACTTTCGATCACATAAAAAGTTTCTTAACTTTTCTATTGATTCAAAAGTTCCTTGATGTCTTTCTTGATCGTCATATAAGTGATACTTCACTTTTTGAATACTCCTAACTTTGCTAAAAGGTAAATTGATAATGCTGTCCAAAAGACAACTTCTAATCCGATGTTGTTCATTTATCGTACTTGGTTAAATCACATTCAACTAAAGGTAAAGATTCTCCCTTTATAGGTATTGGTTTACCTACTTTTTCTTGAAGTATCTTTAATGCTTTTGCACCTTTCCCCACATCATAAGGAGTAGGTGCATTTCTTAAACAAACCCTAATGATTTGCATCTCTTCTGCAGTAAAAAATACTTCCTTTTGCATTAACCGAATGTTGAATCAGGTTCTAATGCTATGTAGTATTTTAGATCATAACGAGTATTGGAAAACTTAGAAAGTAATTTACTTGATACTACAACGTCATATGCGCCAGGTATAATCTTAATATTCTCTACTCTAAAATTGAATACAAACTCTTTATCAGTTTCACCAACTACAACTGCATATTCATTTGATGTATCATTTCTCTTATCACGAACAACAAGTTTAACAACACCTGCTTCACCAATCGCAGATAAATCTGGTAATTGATATACTGCTGCTGCTTTAAGTAACTTATCTAATGATGTGCTTTCTAATTGGAAACAAACATCTTCTGTAGGAAGATTAATTTCTTTCTCAGGAGGAGCAGTAATTACTTGTGGATCTGCATAAAAATATTTAACTCTTCTTGTTCCTTCTTTAATTGCAATGTATGACTCAGGACTAAAATCTAAATCAGGATCTGAATGCAACCCAAGTCCATTTAGAAATTGATTAAGATCATAGATTGCTACATCACGAGGAAACTCTTCTGTAATATTTGCTTCTGCAAGAATATTCTTGGCAACAGATATTGTTCTTAATTTATTACCTTCTTTGACAAGGATTGAATTGTTGATACCCGCAAAATTTTTGAGTACATTCAAAGTGTTGTCAGATAATTTCATAGTTCTTTCTTTTAAATTCATTATGTTTAAGGCATGTTAATGTCAATATTCCCTGTTGTCATAGGGGGTTTACTGTAGTGCTCATCAAAGTGTAATAATAGCATAGCATAATGTATGACTTTTAGCAAGTCTTTTTTATTACGACCATCTTTATTTCCATATCGACTTCCATACTTAAGTATGTTTGCTTGACAAAAACCTGATGCTAAATCTTTAGATGCCATCAAGTCAATCGTCTGAACTTTACGGAACTCATGTGAGTTACCTGTGTAATGTCCTTGATATGTTCCAGAGACATATTCTTCAATATCTTTTAGAATTTCTTCTTCATGATACTTATAGTAATGTGCATGTTGTGGTTTGTAATCCATTCTGTCTGCTATTTGATATTCTGTGAAATAATGTGAATACTGATCATCTACATCTGCCATGTAATCAGCAGAAGAACTCATATAATCGACTTCATAATCGAGTCCATCATCTTCAAAGGCAGTGTTACCACCACCTACTACCATTTCTCCCATCATATGGTCAAAGGCATCAGTAAATGGATTTTCTCTATCAGGATCATTACGAGTGTAATCATACCAATATTTTGAATGCTCTATTTCGGGTTTATCCATAGGTAAAAAGAAAATCGTTTACCAGACTCTCTGCTTTTTCTTTTCCAAACTTACCAGACAGATAACCTGCTACTGGATCAAGTTTGGTCATATATGCATCAAAATCTTTGTATTCACTGGTTTCAATTCCAGTAGGTTTCTTTAATTCTACCATCTCCTTATACTTTGTCAAGTAGGTTGTAAACATTTCTAGGTGTTCATCAACTTCATCAGCAGTGCATTTTGCAATGTAGATATTATCAGAGAAATGATTACCAGGTTCAAAGAAACGATAGTCTCCTTCACTCTTTGGTAAACCCTCAACTGAGAAAGGATATTTTTCTTTTGGATGTTGAAAATCAAAAACAATAATTATTTTCTTTTCAAAGAATCCCATCAAGTCCATACCAAAACAAGGAAGATTACTCCCTGTCTTTGGATAGATGATATTGTTGTAAATGGAAGATTTATCACTCCATATATCAACCTCTCTTGCTTTGATAAAATAATCAGTTGAGTAGGTCTTGGCAATGAGGGAAGTTCCTTTAGATTCCCACCTTGCCCAAGTTTCTCTATATTCAAGGTCAGGGAATATAGAAAATAAAGTGCTTCTATAATTATCCCATAATTGTTTCATCTATTTAAAAATAATATAAGACCACGAGTAAACATGGCTGTGTATATGATTAGATAAACCCATAGTACTGTCATACTGATTCGGTTTTCTAGATTACCCCTGCGGTACTTAACTGGAGCAGGGTTGTTCCAGTTAGAACGCATATAGGTGTTGGGATCAATTCTGTGTTTCATCTTTTGTAATCTCAAAGTCTGCATCTACTTTATCATATAACTCTAAGAATGATTGCTTGGTTTCATCATCAAATCTGTTGATACAAACCTTGATTGCATTCTCTTTGCTCTTAAAGATAGCATATGCACGAAGTATGTGAACAAGTCTACGAGTACTGATGATCTCTTCAATACCACCATCATAGAATGTCTTACGAATAATGTCTGCCCAATCTACAAGTCTCTTACAGAACTCAGTATCATTAACATTAAGTGTTGTTGCAACGTTGTTGAGTATCTTTATCTCATGTGCAGGTGCAGGATATGCTTGCTCAAAGGTTACAGGGAATCTTTCTAAGAATGCTTCATTCAATACGTTAGTGCCAATAAAACGTCCATCGTCAGAACCTTTACCCTTTGTGTTTGCTGTAGCAACGATATTGAAACCTGCTTTTGGTTGAACAAACCTACCAATCTTTTTAAGAAATAATCCTTTACCTTCAAGAACTGGTTGTAGACAAAGTATCTTGTTAGATGCTAGGTCAATTTCATCTAAAAGTAGGATAGCTCCCCTTTCCAAAGCTTCAACCACAGGTCCGTTGTGCCAAACAGTATTACCATTAACAAGACGAAACCCACCAATAAGATCGTCTTCGTCTGTTTCGATGGTGATGTTGACACGGATTAACTCCCTTCCTAATTGAGAACACACTTGCTCAATACCAAATGTCTTACCGTTACCTGATAGACCAGTAACAAAAGTAGGATAAAATAACTTAGAAGATATAATCTTTTTAATATCTGTGAAGTTTCCAAACTTAACAAATGTAGAGTCTTTCTCAGGAACTAAGTTTTGTTCTACTTGTGGAAGGACAGCAGGTGAATTGAAAGAGTTTTCAATATTTTCAACTGCTGCTGTTGTAACTTCAAGGTTCCACTTGCCTTTTGCTGTTTTAAAGTTCTTTAATCTTTTAGTTACTGTTGCATATCCAATATCATTCATAGCACAGAATGCTTTGATATCAGTTGCTGTAAATTCTGTTCCGAAGGATGCTTTCAATTTTGAAACGATTTCTTCGGTAGTCATTTTGATTGTGAATGGTACGTGAGTCATGATGTGGTGATTTATTTATATACTAATAATAACATTAAAAAAGGGGGTTGTAACCCCCTAGTGGACACTTTGTTAATTGTCACGCAACCAACTCTATAAACTCTCCAAGAATCTTCTTGTTCATCTTTTTACCTTTAAGACTCTTATTGAATGCTCTCTTAATCTGTGCCTTTGTAGCGTCTTCCTGTACTTCAAACTCAGTGTCATTACCAAGTGCAGTTGATGACAATCCAAAGTATACATGATATCCAGAACCTTTGAGTGATACTGACTTGTGCTTTCTCCAGTGTTCTAAATCTTTTTTATACTTAACCTCATCAGTTTCATATTTACGAATAAAGGAACTACCCCAACTGCTTGGCATAATACGAATGCCTATGAAGTTTGTATCAGGAAAAGACTGACATAGATCTTCAAGTAACATACCAGTAACGTCACCATAGTAACCCATATCTTCTTTACAAGCATATACATGACCTGTCTTACGATTACGAAGAAAGCAATTACCACTTAAATATGATGTGCCCATATATGGTCTTGACTCCCAATCTCTTTGTAATTCACGATTGAAACGAATTGGTTGAGATTCTCCATCAGTTAGTACAACACATTGAACTTTTTCAAGACCATTCTCTTTCTGAAACTGAGGAAGTATCTGATGTAAGCAAATCATTGCTTCATTCAAAGGTGTTCCTGATAGATTCATACCAATTGGGCAATTATAGTATCCACCACGACTATCAAAATATTTCGCTAATCTAAAGATATTTCTCATTTGAGTATTCATATCCTTTACTCTGATTTTACTTGTAAGTAAATTCATCAAAGAAAAACTTGAATCCATATGTAAGGTAAGATTCTTTTGTTCAACCTCTCCACGATCTGATGTTGGGTAAGTATTTGTAAATGCATAAACCTCAAATGGTATGTTGACTTTTTTACAGAACCATACAAGATTGAATAATTGCTTTATAGTGTCCATCAACACATTTTGCATTGAACCTGACCAATCAAGTAAAAATATTAATCCATGATT